GAGGAATGGCCGGAATGGTCCCAGCCGGTTGGCGCACATGACGCATACAGCAAGGACGCCAAGGTGTCGCACAATGGCAAGCATTGGACCAGCACCGTGGACAGCAACGTGTGGGAGCCTGGCGTGTACGGGTGGACGGAGGTGTGAGCCGTGGGCGCTGCCTACATCGTAAGAAAAAGAGCGCGGTTTGTGAGTATCAACGGCCCCGTAAACCTCCCGTATGGTACGCCTGTGGACGCTGTGGACGGGTTCCTGGTACATAAAGGCCGCCCACTATGCGCGGTCACCAGCGAGAGCGCACACCGCTATTTTGCACGAAACGACGACGGAAACGGGAAAGCCCGCGGCGCCCTGATCGGTGCCATAATGGCCAAGCTGGAGCGGAAAGACGCCGGCCATCAAATGCGCTGGGATCTCCTGTGGAGCGACCCGGAGGCGCAGAAATTACGCCACCCGGATCATGCGGATTATTGGCTGTGGGGACACTCCTTTTTTGAGGCGGACATGGCAGACCTGGAACACGTCGCCGGGCTGATCGGTGCGAGGAGGTGACGCTGCCATGGATTATATGAAGCTGGTGGCGGACCTCTGCCAGATCATTGACCGCCAGAATGAAATCACCAAGGCCATGGCGGTGCAGCTGGGACAGCGCGACGCCCTCCGGTATGAGGAGGAAATGGCGGCGGTTCGGCGGGACTACGATACCGCCATGGGGGAGGTGGATCCGTGCAAAAACTAATTGAAACGCTGTCCACCGTGAGCGTAGGCCAAGCGCTGACTGGCGGCGTCACTGTGGTGGCGCTGGTGTCCGTGTTTATCGAAATTACCCCGGTGAAGATCAACCCGGTTTCCAAGTTTCTGGCCTGGCTGGGGCGGAAGATCAACAGCGAAGTGATCGCCAAGGTGGACAGGCTGGAAACCGAGGTGCAGGCCATGAGGAAAGCGGACGGAGAGCAGGAGGCCATAAACTGCCGTTACCGGATCCTACGGTTCGGGGACGAAGTAAAACACGGCACCCGGCACAGTCAGGAACATTTTGAGCAGATCCTGGCTGATATTGACGCCTACGAAATCTATTGCAAGGATCACAAGGATTTCAAGAACAACAAAACCAAAGTGACCACGGAGCGGATCCTGGACGTTTACCGCAAGTGCGTGGAAACGGACGATTTTTTGTAATGGGAGGAAGCCGTGAAAATCTTTATTGTGGCCGCGGCGGCGTGGGCTGCCGGTGCCCTCCTGGGCTATTTCGTGGCCCGGCTGGCGTATAAGCACCTGCGGAAGCGTCTGCGGACGCTGCGGCAGGAACGGAAGCCGCCTAAAAAGAAAATGGGCACCATGGACAGGATCCTGGTTCTGGAAGCGGTTTTCCTGGTGGCGTACACGGTGGCCGATCTGGTGGTTTTCTGGCACACCGGATCCGAGCCTGCCACGCTGACCGGCTGCGTGTTCGGCGTGTGCGGCCTGGAAAACGGCGTCATGGGCTGGATCAAGACCAACAAGGACAAGGCGGCGGAGGCCGCCGGAACGAGCGGGAGCGGCACCCAGCCGCCCCCGGAGGAACCGCCCGCGGGCACCGGCGAACCACCGGACGCGGGCCTGTGAGGAGGTATAAACAAACATGACCGGAAACGAACTGCGCCGAAAGGTGGCGGACATTATCAACGCATGGGACGGAGCAACCAGAGGCAGCGCCAAGCACCTGGAGATCCTGAACATCTACAACAACCACAAGCCGCTGGCAAGAGGTTACCGCGTACAGGTGGGTGACGCCCATTGTGCCACCACGACCTCCGCGGCGTACATCAAGGCAGGGATCGCGGAGTACACCGGGACGGAGTGCGGCGTGGGAAAGTACGTCGAGATCGCCAAGAAAAAAGGGATCTGGACGGAGAACGACGCATACACCCCCAAGGTGGGCGACGCCTGCGTGTACGACTGGCAGGACGGGGCCAACTACGCCACCACCGACAACACCGGCGCCCCGGATCACATCGGCATTGTCACCCAGGTGGGCGGCGGCACCTTTGTGGTCACAGAGGGAAACATGAACGGCGGCAAGGTGGGCAAGCGCACCATGAAAGTGAACGGGCGGTATATCCGCGGTTTCATTACCCCGGACTTTGACATGATCGCCCGGAAACTGGGCGGTACGTCCGGCGGGACGGCGGACAAGCCAACGAAACCGACGACCCAGGCGGCGGGTACATACACCGTAAAGAGCGGCGACACCCTTTCCCGCATCGCCGCGAAGTACGGCACCACCGTGGCCAAACTGGTGGAGATCAACGGCATTAAAAACCCGAACCTGATCCGCGTGGGCCAGGTCCTCCGCCTGCCCGGCGGCGCCGTCAAGTACACCGTTGTGGCCGGGGACACCCTTTCCCGTATCGCCGCGAAGTACGGCACCACTGTGGCCAAGCTGGCAGCAGACAACGGGATCAAAAATCCGAACCTGATCCATGTGGGCCAGGTTATCACCATCAACAAATAATTTTGCCGGAGGTGCTGGAATGGTTATTATCAAGGCGCTGGCCTGGGTGCTTTCCCTGGCCGCTGTGGTCACCTGGCTGGTGGCCCTGGTACGCTGGGACGGTTCGATCCCCTGTGATCGGAGCCAATGCGAAAGCTGCCCATTTCCGCGGTGCCACGAAAATGGCCAGGACAGCACCGGGCAGGAATGAGAGGTAAAAATGGAACAGACTATTATCCGCCTGGCCATTGGCCTGGTTCTTCTGGTGGCTGTCAACGTCGTGCTGGGCAGCCTGAACGCCCTTTTTGACGGGACTTTCGACCGTATCAAATGCCGGAACGGCGTCATTAAGGGGATCATTATTGCCGCCTGTTTCGTCGCTTTCTATGTAGCGGGACGCCTGAACCCCGATATTGTGGCAATCGACATTGACGGCGAAACGGTCAACGTGGCAACAGCCGCCAACCTTGCCATGGTGACGGCCTATGTGCTGTATGCGAAAGACGTTTTTTCCAAGCTGTCCAAGCTGGTTTTGAGCAAAACGAGCGGGACGCCGGAGCAGACCGGCGGAACCACGCCGC